TCTCAGGCCGGTTAAGTGCCATAGCTTCCTTCTTATTACTCACAGTAGGATACTCTTTGGCACAAGAAGCACACTTGCCGTTTTTATCAAGCGAACCTGGCCTAAAGTCGGCATTACATATACAGCATTTTTGGATTATATCACTATTCATTTCTTATCTCCTATTAAAATTCTACATATCCACGTTCTTTAAGGAACTTCAACTTATGTGTTCTATTCTTAATCACAGGAATGTAACAGCCATTGTGAAACTTAAAATCAGTACCAGGATGTTTCTTTCTTGCCTCGTCAATTTGGTTAGGCAAGTAAGAGGCCGCGTACATCCTTGTTCCGCCGCTTCCGTAAAAGCTATATTCTCTCATTTGGCTGTCAATTCCACCACCGGCATGTTGAGCCAATAGATTTTGATGCGCCATTCTGCCGCACTTTGGGCATTTAACCTTGCTCTTCCAATCTTTAGCAGACATAGAACGTTCAAACGAATGGCCGCACCCTTTTTTTGAACTGCATGTGTAGCAATAAACCATGTTAACTCTCAATCAAAGATTTTTCTGCATCCATAGTTTCAATCAGGTCGATAATCTTTTTACGAATGTCCTCGACCTGAAGTTCTCTACTAACATTTTCAGCCAATACTTTTAATTCTTCGTATGACATTTTCTTAACCTGTTTAATCGTGTAGCCTTCTAAAGATTTCATTTATCTTGTCTCCTACTTAATTTTCTTAACCCATTTAATTGGTATATGTATTATACCACATACGTCGTTGCTTTTATCTAATCCAATTGTGTGTGCTATTGACAAGTATTCTTTGGTTTTACCCAAAAAATATCCTCTTGTTTTACACACCACCTCATCTGGAATTTGCAAAGCATCATTAACGGATTTCCACCCAGATATTTCACAAGCATCGCACCACACTACTTCTATAGATTGTCCAAATTCTTTGTTTATTTTCATTATTTACTTCTTTGGTATTTAGTTTTACTCTTCTTTTGATGACTTGGCTTCCAGCCTGTCAGTCTACGCAAAGCACCGTAAACATACTTATTCAGACGTTCTCCTACGAATCCTTTCTTACGACCAGACCGTTTAAGCTTTTTCTCTAACTTCTTTGGCATCATTATTTCCTATCAATATTGCTCATTTTCAACATGTTCAACAGCCTTCTCCTTATTATATTTATCCATAATGAACATAGACTTTATGTACTCGATGTCAGATATGAATAAATCACAGGGCATAGAACAATTAAGCACAGGAGAGCGAGCACCAACGACGATTCCCCTGACAACACCGTCCATAGTAAATATAGGGCCACCGGAATTTCCAGGATGAACCGCACTATCCGACGTGAAAGTAATTTCCCAACCATACTGCTCTCCTGTTATTAAATTAACATAATCCCAATTTCTATCAAAACCAGATATAATTCCCTTAGACACAGAATTAAAGTTCCTGTTTCCATAAGGCGAACCAATAACAAAAACATCCTGTCCCAATCTGCACTCTTTAATATTTCCGAGTTTTATAGGAGAAGCCAACCATTCAGGAATTTCTTTTTCTATCCAAATGAAACCAATATCATTCTTCTTGTCAGATATAGCTCTTGTGGCACTAACAACACTTCCAGTATTAAAAGTAATCTCAAAATCTTCAACACCTTCTACAATATGTCGTGCGGTACATATAATATGTTTGTCAACCACGAAACCTGAGCCCTGCCATTTTGGACATCTTATATGAACTACAGATTTCATAGACTGTGCTACTACATCTGTAAAATTAGATTTAGTAATCAAAGATGTATCAAAAATACATAAACAATATCCGGCAGCCCCTACGCACAAAAACAAAAACAGTAGAGTAAATAAAAGTGATTTAATCGGACTATGTTTTGGTGTATTCATGTTTAGTCTCCTTGTCCCCCTGTGTTAGTATTTCTATTAATCCCTACACCGTTTCTCATATCAAAACCGGTTGAATTAGCCTCGCGTGACGGCAACATAGCTCCCAAAGAATCATTAAGTTGTCCTGGGTTTTTACTTTGTTTACCAGTATCTGTCTTGAGTAGATAATCAACATCAGGGTTGTCACCAGGCAATACAGATTTATACCACTGCGGAAAACTATCAAAACCACCGTATTCCGCAAGTGTGTTATCAAGCATCTGCAAATCAATATCAGCGCCCTGTTGCCTTCTAAGCTGCATGGTAGGCAGTATCCATGTGGTGGCATATTGGAACAACGATTGATACTTCATTTCAGGTGTCTTACGTTGTGTGCTATACGGTTCGACATTAAGAATCAACTGTGAGAAATCTGCTACCTTATCAGGTTTGCTAAAATACACAGGATACTCATAGTCACCCAAACCAGGTACTTTAACGGTATCCAATACCTCGACATAAGACGAAGGGTCATCCATAACCATATTAGTCCATTTTCGTAAAATTGATGTCATCCAATTGTGAAACCGTATGTAATAGCTATTCACCATCCTTGCGGCGTTTGAAAACACCATTTGATCCTGCCCTAATGTATCGGATGTCGGCCCCGCTCCTCTGAATATATCTGAAGTTGTAGAACCGGCCTTTTGAAATTCCCTGTCAGTCCATTCCATCCAGCCCAATCCTTCGCTTGTTACACCACCAAAGTTAAACTGTTTAACATCACCCATGCCTTTAACAGTTATTACATCTATACCTTTTTTTGACTTCAGTACAGCTTCTGCCGCTTTCTTCCCAGTTGGTTCTGCCGCTATAACAGTCCTTTGTGCTTCAGCTTTTCTTCTCTCAGAATCTGCTACAGCATTAGCGGTAGTATCAAGGTCGTAAATATCCCATGCTGGAGGGATAGGGACTGGGCAATTTGGAGGAAATCTATATCCAAGATAGTCATACGGATTTATGGATGCTTCAATGGTCTTTAAGACAATTGCTTTATGTCCCATTGGCATTATTGTCTCAATTGTTTTCTCTCTTCTGTTATAAATATCTATAAAGGTGGAATATTCCTCAAGTGCCATTTTATTGTAATCATAATCACCTTTGGATGTTATTTCCTCGGCACTGTATTTGGTAACAAGATTGCAGTCAGCTTGTATGAAATCGGCTACCTGTTTTCCGTATCTATCCTTTCGCGCAAATAAATCTTTAGCGTATTCTGTAGGCAATCTATACATATCACCTTCAAACGCAAAGTCAGCCCTAACCTTAACACTTGGGTCACCTATATAATCACATGGTTCTATTATAGCAACCTTAGGACTACCTACCTTTATTCTCTCGCCGTCAATAGAAACACATCTGTCATATTCATTAAATGTGCGGGCAATTGCAGCACCGAAGTAAGAAGCAACAGCACCTGGGATAAAAACATTCTCTGCGAAATCGTATTTTTCAATAAGGAAATTAACTATGAGTTTCATCGCGTATGCGAATGACCTTAGCTTAGGCGCTCTCGGCTCTATAGATACCTTTGGATTACCTTCGGCCAGATATGAAACTCCAGCAGACACGGCACGGTTCATAAGGTTAATCAAATGCCAGCGTGAGTATCCTTTGTTGTAATATCCTGAAATCCACAGCCGCTCAAGTCTTTGAGAATGATGTAACGCACCTTCGTATTTCTTAGGCCATGCTCTTGCAAGCATTTGATACCGTACTACACGATTATGTTTAACATCTTTTTCATCAAGTACCTTAGCCATTCTTTATGTCCTATTTTTACCAAATCCAATCTTATTGTCTTCCGTGTAATCGTCAATCTCACATTCGTCTATTTCTACTCGTGCCAATTCTCCGCCGCTTTTTAGGTAAACAAACCAATAGGTGTTTGTATCAAAAAGAACTTTTGTTATCATTCCATGAATACCAGTAAAATGCACAATTCTATCGCCGATTTTATATTTCATATTGCATCTCCATAAAGTTCGTCCTGTACTATTTTATTCAACACAAAAAGAGTATTATCATATAAATATTGATATGTTGAGTTTGTTATATTTTCTTCAGATTGTAGGCATCCCAAATATGATAGTGTCTCTTTTAATCTATACTCAGCATTTTCTAATTCTAACTGTCTATCTTCAGTCATTAGTCCCACCACTTTTTTCCTCTGTCTCTTTGTTCCTTGTTTTTTCTCTCCTTTGCTTCCTTTCGTGCCTGCCAACTGTTCTCAGCATAAAATCTCGACTCACTTCCGTTTCCAGGTTGCTGTTGTCTCCTACCATAATTGGCTATTGCTATGGCAATAACTCTATCTCCATGTGCAGCCTTAGCACCACTTGTCTCCGTTTGTGCGGCAGCAGGGCCAATATCTATTTTGCCTTCAAACCACACATATCCTTCCATTTCGTTCACAGTTTGTTCGTCATAGATTTTCAATGGGCTGAATCGAGGATTTTCTTTAAGTCCTTCATACAATGCAGAATCCAAATTGTTCAACACTTCCAATTTAGTGCCATTTGGCCCCTGTGTACTTCTCCATCCGTACTTATTTCCACTCTTATTTTTCTTACCAGACCTATCCTCTTTGACAAACAAATTGTAATACCCCAATTCGTCAACACGTTTCAAAAAGTCTGGTGCTCCATTTTCCTCCCAGATTAGAAGCGGCGGCACATTACCTCCAACCCATTCGCATAAAGCAACACACTTTTCTGCGAAATCTGTCATTGATAGATAAGGCGTAACCAATAGTCCTTCAATTTTGTTTGTATTTACGTTTAACACGGCGGCAACAGAATTGGTAGTCCCTGTTCCCTTCGATATATCACAACCTACAACATAATTATGACCTTGAAACGGCAGACTATCCTTCAATTCATCCCACCATGACAGTATTGAATTTTGGCCTCCATTATCAAACCACGTGTCGTAGACATATCCGTTCTCGTCAAGTGTATAACCAATATCACCTTGATAATAAGGCTCACGTGTTTTGTCTCTTAGCTTTTCCAACAGGCCAAACTGAAAGAACATGTCAGTTGAGCCGCTCTCAATCATCAATAGGTTTTGGCTTTTACCTCTCGGTGTAATGGCTTTGTCTCTCTCGAATCCATCAAGCCAAGCAGTGCGATCACATCCAAAGTTAGAAATATTACCATCAGCAATAAAGTGAAAGCATTTGGGTAAATCACTAAGACTATATACAACATTAGACTTAATATCATCAAAAACATTAGGATAAGTTTTTTGGTAATATTCAACATCTTTAATCAACACCTTTCCGTCTTCAGGACTCGTATACCTACCAGCACCTTGTTCTGGATTGTCATAAAAACTCAATTCAATTACTTTGTCAGGATACTTTGTCATTAACTTGGCATAAGGATGTGCTGCTCCCCAGGGGCCGGTTGTGCTGTTAAATATTGACGTAGGAGATGTGTCGGCCAGATTCTCTATAATCCATCCGGCCTCCTTTGGGTCAATCTGTGCAGCTTCATCTACCAGGGACGCCCTACTTCTAAATGCTTTTCCAAAACCCAGGTTAGTTGCTTCGCCCTTGAACGCAGACCCATTTACAAGATTCTGCATGAAAAGATGCTTCTTATAAACAGGTGGTTGCAGGTATTTTGGTAATGTCACTAACATGTAAAGCAACTTGTAAAACAACGTCTCTTCAGAACCCAATACCCTGCCGTCTTTTATCTCGGAACCGTCGTCTACCAAACTCTCTTTTCTACTGCCCAATAAAAATCTTTCATCAGGGCTAACCAAAAAATAAAGTAAAAGTATTCCGAGATTTATATACGTAGCGCCTTGTTTTCTTGACTTCTTAAAAAATCTGTCCTGTTCTGTCTCAATAGCGTCTTTTACACTTCTTACCCCTATCTCCTGATGCAACCACAATATAAACGGCAAATGCTTATGTCTTAGTTGTGAGTTGAATGTCCATAAAGAGCTATTGAAAAAAATCACAGGGTCAATAAACGACAATGCAAGATAGTTCGCAGTAGCCTTTTCATCGGTACACAGAAATCCATGAAGGTCTTTCCTGAAAGCAATATTCTCTTGCACACAATTTGGTATTGCGGCAAGAAATGTCTCAGTGTCTTTGCTTATTTTTATGTACTGCTCGGCGTTCATTCTTTCTTATCAATAAATTCGGTTTCAATCTGTTTTGTGCCATCAAGAATATGCCCGGCAAGTTTGTCTATTTGTTCGCCAATTAGTTCGGCTGTTATGTTTAGATTTAGATTACGGTTCTCAACCTCCACCTTCTGTTTACTCTTAAATGCCTCTTCATCATCCAACTTCAACTGGTTACTCAAATTACACATCATAAACGTTGCCAGTGTAGCATTACCGGCCTGGTGCATTGGTATGTTCTGCTTTTCAATCTTAACAACATTCCCTTCAGCATCATATTCAGTCTTTGTCTTAGTGGCCACCCAGTCATATCCACATGCCTCTTTCAACCCACTGGCCACCACTCTCTTCAACTGTCCTCTCTTGCCTTCGTTACACGCTTTTCTGAAACTTGGGAAACTCCTCTTCCATCCTTTTATTGCAGACGCCGGTACGTCAAACGTATGGCTCAGGTCATTCTCACTGAATCCAACGGCTATTAGTCTTGACGCGATATTATCATACTCAGGTTTGTATTGTTCTGTCCAAAAATTTTGTGGTTTTCTTGGCTCTCCAGGTTGCCACTTAACCGGCTTAACATCTACAGCAATCGGCTTGCTTTTACTTTTACTCTTTGCCACTTTCTTCTTACTCATTCAACTCACATGTAAAATGTCGGGGAAGACTGTCATAACTTTTGGCGGGCCTGACACGTCTTCCCCATTCGGATAAATATATGTTATCATCGAAGTCAATGTGCATTATCTACAATTTCCTGTTGTTTTTCCACACATTTGGTTAAATCAATTTCGTCAATATTTGTGGCATCCCAATTTATCAGGATAACACCTATTCCGTCGTCGAAGAAATTCTCTCCACAATCGGCACATTTCAACCACGATTTTAGCTGGCTATCAACAGTCCATTCGTAGTTGTTATGTCCACATCTGCATTTTTTCATTCCTTGTCTTCCAATCAGATATTATTCAGTCTGTTTCTTTTCTTCATAATCAACAGGGCAATTACAAGTACATTTTGTTTTAAGTCCTTTACGTTTCCATGTATCGTAATCACCATTGTACTTTTCAAACCGCTTGCAATTTTTACAGCTATATTTCATATTCCTCTCTCTACTTAAATTCGACCTGTTTTCATTACAGGTTTCCATCCATCCAAATTATTATAGGACTATACCTTTTCTCAAATCGTGATTTTAATATTACTTCTCTAACAGTATACCACCCTTTCTCTTCCATTCCGCAAATCGCCCTACCT